GTGAACATGACCGTTGAGATTAGTTATCTACAAACGGATTGTAATCTATCTTCCGTGTTATGCCATTCTGTTTTTCTAGAAATATTACATCTCCTGTAGCATGTTGAATGCTCTCTTTGCGATGACTGATGACCATCACACACTCGTTGTGCTTTGCAACACGCTCTTTGAGAATGTTGGTTACCAACTCTACACCCTTTTCATCCAATGAAGAATCAAACAACTCATCATATATGCTGATGTTGTATACAACATCTCCCTGCAATCTGCGCATGTCCATGAATGTGAACAAGCATGCAAAGTCTACATTTTTACGTTCAGCCCCAGAGAAGTTAAAGTACGAGCATATTTTATTCTTTTCGTTGATGATCTCTTCTTCGAAGTATTCATTGAAATAACACAAACAATTTGCATCCATCTTGCGAAGATATCCTGCTAAGATGTTGTTGAACAATTCAAGAATTTTATTTACGATGTAAGATTTAACACCTTCTTCTGATACAATATATTTGACAGTATCCAACAGGTTGAGGTGTTGACGGTGACGATTTACAACGTCACGTGTTGATTGAGCTCTCGTTTGTGTGGACATCAACAATTCATCTACCTCGGTGTTGGTTGATTGTAGAGAAGTGATGTCATCATCCAACTGCAACAACCACTCATCCAATTGATGCATCCTCACGGATATGTTGCAACGTTTTTGCTCTTGCAATTGTACTTCATTCAACTTGGTGTTGCATTTGGTGATGAGTTTGTTGATGGATGCTTTCTTCTGCTTGACATGCTCAATCTTGGTCACACATGTAGCATGCTGCTGTTCCAGTTTGGTGATCTGATCACGCAATGTTGCACGCTCTACTTCAATCTGTTCTTTGTCATGATCAGTGACAGGCTTGCAACATACAGGACACTTGCTTGAACTGGTGCCGATCTTGGATAGCGTTGATTGATGTTGATTGATAGTTGCAGCTAGTTTGGACTTGAGTTCGGTAAGTTGTTCAAGTTTGGTATCACATGTGATGATACCTTCGTTGAGTTGATGCAATTGCGTGCTGATTGCACCCACATCAATCTCCACATGTGCAGCCATCTCTTCAATCAATTTCTGCTTCTCGTTGATGTTGGATGTTTTGCGACCTTGATATGTTACGATCTTTTGCGCTCGAGTATCCAGAATGGTCTGTCGTTGCGTGGTGAGACTCTTTGCTGTGTTCTCAGCTTCTTCAAACTTGGTCAACTCTACTTCATACACTCGCTTGTTGTCACTATATTCATCGCGAACAACCGACATCATCTGACTGAATATCTCTAAATTGAAGATACCTTCGATGAATTTGCGTTTGTCCACCTTGCTCTTGGCCATGAATGGCGTGGTGTTGTTGAGTGTCATGATCACACAATTTTCAAACACGCTTGGTGTAGCATGCAACACTCTGTGAATATCTTCTTCAGTATTCTTGATGCTATCTCTTGTTGCATCAACACCATTCACAACAAATTGTAGCTTGGTTGGATTGAGCGTTCGAACAATACGGTACTCGTCGACTTTGTTATTTTGCTCTACAGTAAAGTCCAAGATGACCTGACATGTGCCATTGGTAAAGCTATTGGGTATTAGATCTTTCTTGAGTTCACGAATGGTTTGACCAAACACTGCAAAGTATATGGATTCGATCACACTGGTCTTTCCGATGCCATTGCGACGATCAATCTTGTCACGATTGATGCCAGTGATGATATGCAAACCTGGCTTGAAGTCCAACACCACTGGAGTTTCACCAATGGACAAGAAATTCTTGATCTGAACCTGATTGAAATTGATGCGTTTCATTTCCTGATTTTTTTGTATAACTCCAAAGTGTAGTCTATTACTTCTTGACGATTGTTGATGTCCATCAAATCTATAAATTCACGCATGGCTTGTTCGATGTCAATGCCGGATAGATCTTTGCGGTCTCCATCCAAATCATAATCAGAGAAGTTGGTCTCGTACTCCACCACAAACTGTTGTGGAGCGTATTGGCGCATCTTGGTCAACAGTACATCAACATCATCAGGAGATATTCTCCTGTCAACTTTCAACTTGATCAGATTGTTGCGTATCTGCTGTTTGATCTCGGCGGTCAAGGTGCCTGCTTGCACCATGGAAGATAACGTTATGTTGTGATGAACAGGCGATAGTCTGTTCTCATGAAACACATATGTGTTGTTGGATGTATCCATGATGTAATATCCTTTGCTAGTGCCCGCATCATTGAAGTCCATCTGAAATGGATTACCAACATAGAGAACTGTTCCATCTGCATACTTGCGTTCATCGCGCAAATGAAAATGTCCTGATACCACCAATGGCGATTTCTTCAATATTGCATCAGCATCAACTCCATGATCACAAATGAAGAATGTGTTCATCTTGAAGAAATTGATCTCAAAATGTCCAAACACGATGTCAGACTTTTGGATGTTTTGAATCTTTTCTCCCCAAGGAACAAAACTAAACTTACGACCATGAGACTCAACTTGTTGAATCGAGTCTACCAGGTTGATGTTGCTCCACTGAGCATATGGTGCTAGTGAATTGATGTCAGAGCTATCACGCAGATAGCAATCATGATTGCCTGTGATCATGGTGATGTTGAAGTCAGCAAACAACTCCAACAACCGCGATCCAAAGTGAAGAGTATCTACTGATATCTCATCACGAGTATGAAAGTAATCTCCACAGAACACAACATCCTTGATGTCATGACGCTTCAAGTCAGCAATGATCCATTCTGCCCAATCTCTGGCAATGTTGTGCCAAAATCTCGAGTTCTGATGCACACCAATATGCAGATCAGAGAAGACAGCTATCTTGGTATTTGCGAAGTAGTTTTTACTCACCGTCCCAATTATAACCGCCTTCATCGTCGTGATCAACTGCTGGTTTTACATAGATGTTGATCTCGCCGCTGGTGAGAAGTTCTTCATACTTGCTGTCTCTATAGGCGGTGACAGCTTCGTAGTGCTTCTTCTCTTTCTTGATGCGGTTGATGAATGCATGAAATGCAATGGTGGTGAAGTAGCTGAAGGGACTAGTGGCAGATGCAACATCAAACTTTTTGCGTTTGAGTGCTGAGAACATCTTCACAATGGCATCACCCACCATTTCATCTTTGTAAGAATAGTTGATGAATGATGGTGAGAAGCTCAATCCTTGAGCAATCTTGTTGATGCATTCGCAGAGATAATCTGTACAATCATCAGTCTCATAATACTTGGCAATTGCTTGCTTGAGCTCTTCTGCATTGACGTAGTGTTTGTCTTTGCCTACTTTGGCTACTGCTTTAACTTTGGCTTTGGTTGGTTTGTCTGACATACATAACCTGATTGTATGTCATCTCGTGCAATTGCAACCTACTTTTCAATTATTTTGTGAGTTGTATAATTGATTTGTTCTGTCTGGTATATTTCTTGTCTGCGTGTGGCATGTTTGGTACCATATTCCAATGCATCTGCAACATCAATGATGGTTAGATTCTCTTTGGTGGGATGCAAGCGCAAACCCCTACCAATGGATTGTACTGTTCTGATGAAGCTCTTGCCTCCTGCAGCAAATATGATCATGTGAATGTTTTTGATGTTGACGCCAGTAGAAAATATGGAGCTGATGGCAACACACACCACGTTGTGGTTGTTTTCCATGATGTGCTTCACTCGATCTCTGTCTTCTACTTCTACTTCACCACGAATAAAAAACACCTGCTTGTTGGTCAAATTGCTCAAACAACTGGTCATCGCTTCCCCGTGTTCAATGTGATTGACCAACACCAGAATGTTGTTGTTGAAGTTGGAGCACATGGTCTGAATCACTCGATTGCGAAATGTGTTGTTGTATATGAATTCTAGCTCTTGCTGATAAGCTTGAGTTGCATGCTCTTTGACCAAGAGCTTGGGTGGTTGGGTCTTGTATTGAATCTGCATCATCTTGACTTCGACATTTGCAAGATAGTTTTCACTTCGAAGATCGTACGAGCTTTTTTCGATCAATACTGGTCCAATTTTACCCAGAATGTTCCATCGGTTCATTCGATCTTCTGGCAATGTACCAGTGAAGCCAAATTTATGAGGAGTGTTGATCTGATCAAGAATCTTACTCAACCCTGTACCTTTACCAGCTTTGTGTGTCTCATCCACAATCACCACATCAACATGACGCAGCCATTCGTTGTCATCAAATTTACTCTGCAGAATAGCTGTGTTGGCGATGATGACGTTGGATGTAAGATCAGGTGTGATGGTACCTGTCCATCTGGTGAGTTTGAAGCTCACCTTGTACTCAATAAAATCATTGTATGTCTGATTGACCAATCCTAGATCTGGTACAATCACCAAGCACTTGAACACATCACGATCATGCGCGCGATAATAATTTTCAATCAACGTTGCACATGTAAGCGTCTTGCCTGCACCAGTTCCTAGCAGCACCACACCTCGACCCGCTGCAACACATTGTTGTACAGCTGTTGTTTGATAATCCCTCAGAGGAATGTTGAGTGGTTCAACATGTTGAGTACGATTGCTTGGACGCAATATCTTTTGTGCAGCAGGTGATAGTTGCAGTTCAGTTACAATGTCACGCTCCACCAAAAACTTCTGCAGCTCTCCCACCAGACCAATATCAAATTGACCTGTTGGTGTGATGGCGTACAACCTCCTGGGTATGAATCGACGATGCTTGAGAAATCGCGCTGCAGGATTGTCAACAGAAAAATACTCACGAATGACATTAAAGTATTCACCTTGAATGATACCCTTGCGCTTCTTTACATCATAATCAACATGAATCATTGTTGCTCAAGTTGAATGATTTTGATGATGTTTCCTATATCGTATGTACAACTCGAGAAGTTGCGTTCGGTTTTTTCCAGCAACTCGATGATAAGTTCATTTTCTCGGATCTTGTGATTCAAGTCAACAATGTCATCTGTTGAATCGATCGATTGACCTAGCGTTGCAGTAGACATCTTCACAGGTGCATTATCAGCGAGTTGTTGCATCATGGTTTTGCGTCGACGATCTTTTTGCATCTTCAATCGCTCGAGTTCAATCTTGTGATTGATCAGACGCGCAACCCAGAAATGCTTACGCGAAGGTAGACGCATCTGAACATCTTTGATGTTGAATTCGTCAATTTTGAGATCCTCAGCAATCTCTCGTACGTACCTTTCCAACAATTCCATAAAAGTATAATGTATTACAGACACACAAAATCAACTAAATAGTGTTGTGAAGAAATTTAAATTTGATGAGATGGTTGAGCAGATCATGGAGCAAATGATGTCATCAACTGTCTTTGGTGCTGCAGCACCTGGTGATCAGGGAGGCACAGTGCCTGGTAGATCAAATTACGCTGAAAAAGACGGTGCAATCATTCCAAAGATTTTGGGCGCAAAGCGTAAACGTGCTAGAGTTCAGCGACGTGCACTCATAACTACCACATGATGGATGATCTTGGACATTGGGTCAGCACAGTAGCTGTTCCATCTGCAGCATATGGTTTTGTGTATTGCATCACAAACATTGAGGAACAGCGCATGTACGTTGGTAAAAAGCAAATGCAGAGTATCTTCAAGCAACGTCCATTGAAGGGTAAGACCAAAAAAAGACACAAGGTTGTAGAGACTGACTGGAAGACCTATACTAGTAGCTCCAATGAGTTAAATGGTGATATCACAAGACTTGGAAAAGATAAGTTTAAATTTGAGATCATCAGATTTTGCTGCAGCAAGAGTGAGTTGGCTTACTACGAAGCTAAAGAGCAATTTGACCGAGAAGTGTTGTTGAGAGAAGACTACTACAACGGCATGATCAACCTCAGAATCGGAAAGGTCAAACAATCTAGTTGATTTTGTGAATTCATGAGATTAACTATCGTAGTGTGAGTGAGAGAGAAAGCTTCCAATACCCTGAGTACAACCTCAACATAATCTCTCTCAATTATCTTGTAGCAAATTATGTTGAGCCAGCAATTCAACAATTCTGTCTAACTCACAATATTGAGATCAGACCAAATTCACGTGATGTTAAAAGATTGATTCTTCACTTTGTAGCGGATTCAATCATTAAAGCTTGTGCATGTACAAGATCTACATCATCAGTACTCAACTTTACTCAGCTAGACATACATCTGATAGGAGATAACATGACACCTATTGTTAACACGTGTATACATCAGATACTCAAGAGATTCAAACTGTGTCATACATCTTTTGATAGCAACATTGATCAATTGAACACTCAACAATTATATCACATCAAATCTATTGTTGACACTTGCAACATCAAACCCAAGTCGTTAGCTCAAATTAAAAAATTTTTAAAAACCAATCAACTCACACAACTTGCACAACGCGTTGCGACAAATGTAGTAGTTCAACACACTCTCGCTAAATAATCATATGAAATTCTTACAAGCCGTTCAAAGTAAACTCATGCTACTCGAGCAAGATGCACCACCAGCACCACCGGCTGATGCAGCAATGCCTGCAGATCCTAATGCTGCTCCTGCCGCGCCAGCTACCGCCCCTGCAACACCATCAGAAGTAGATCAAATTGGTGATGATGCAAATCAAAAAGTGCAAGAATTTGCATCAAATATGACAGTGATGATGAAAAATTTACTCAACATTTTTAGTATCAAATTCAATGAGCAGTTGAGCGCAGAAGATGCAGGCATGCAAGCATTTTCATCTCAAATTAATAGATTGAAACAATCGCTAGACTCCGCGGGTAAAGACATCACGCAGCTAAATGCTGTAGAAAGAATTATTGAAGAAATGCAGCGAACTTAAGCAACTCTATCATCCTTGGGAGCCCACTCCTTGGGAGTCCAATTGGAGTTTCTGGTCAATTTGATGCCAAAATTACCACTCTCTCTCCAACCAATGTAAAACTTGCATGCTCCAATGTAAGATACAAAGGGATAAATCATCTTGGTTGTTTTGGAGAATGCAAAAGTCCAGCCACCATCTGGACGAAATACTCCACGTGCATATGGAAATCCAAATCTAATGGAATCAACTGTCTCACATCCTAGCACGATAAAAACAAGGTTGTGAAATGGGTTGCGAAACCACCATTTGATGCGAATCCAAGGTGTATCAATTTGCTCAGGATTCCAATTGTGATCTCCAATGTATCCATCACGTGAATTTCCGAAGATGCACCAGATCAACCATGCAACAGGGTTGGTTGGAATTGGAGTTGGTTTGCCTTTTTTGATGAAAACGTCCATACTATTATTTAGTCTACATAAATACCCATATGCCATACAAAGTGCGTGGAAAGTGTGTATACAAAAAAGATACTGGTAAAAAGGTAGGTTGCACCAAAGGATCTGTTGAAAAGTACACGAGTGCACTTCATGCTAATGTGAAAGAATCATTTGATGAAGCTGTCGCAAAATATCTTGTGGAGATGATGGATACTCGTAATTCATCCAACATTACTGGTGCAACAACTACTACCACTGCATCACAAGATGGTAAAATTCAAGCCATCAACCACAACAGTACTACACAACGTGATCCCAACGATCCTGCATATCAAAAAGAAACATGTATTGGTAAGGATCACAACAACACGCAACATGTAGATGAAGTGAAGCAAAAATTGAAGTTGAAAACACCTCAAGAAGCAAAAGCTCTTATTCAGCAGTACCGACAACCTGCACCTGCTCCAAACACACAACCGCTAAACAAGCCTGTATATACCAAGCCGCAGCCAGCTGTTGCGTCTGCAGCACCATCAACAACATACAGCACACAACCAGCAATCTGATGAAATCATTTGCTGACTACTATCGAGAAAATCTCGTCACATCTATTCTGGAACCCATCATGATTGATGGCATTGGTGATGTAGAAGCTCGTGTGAGCAATGACAACAACAGCATGAATCAATTGCATGGTTGTGACTTAAGGGAACATGATGGGGAAGTTTCATTTGTAACTGTGTATGACAAAACACATCGTGCCACTGTTGTGGGTAGAGATGAGCATGGTCCACAAATTGCGTTGATGGTCACCACTCAACAACAACGTCCTAAAAAGATGTTCTTTACTATTGTAGACAAAACAAACGATCCCGAGAAGTGCGTTCTCGGGATCGATCACATCAAACCAATTGATGTAGAGCAGAATTAATTTCTGTTCTTCTGAGCAAATTCTACAAACTTGTAAAATTCTGCTCGCGAATTATCAGTGTTATCTAGGAATGCACCAGTCATTCTAGCAGTTCTCATTGTAGAGTCATGCTTGATACCACGATTAGAACAACATGTATGATTGCATTCTAACATTACAGCTACCCCATTATTATTTTCGCACACTTTATCAATGTAGTCACATATCGCAAAAGTGAGAGCTTCCTGGAGATTTGGCCTTCTTGCAAACCAATCTACAATACGGTTTAGCTTGCTCAATCCAATCACTTTGCCATGTTTGGATGGAATGTATGCAACATGTGCATATCCAGTAAATTGCAGATTGTGATGTGAACACAATGACGTTACTTTGATGTTGTTCTGACACACCACACCATCATATCCATCTTCATTATCAAATGCAGTGATGTTGGGTGGAGCAGAATAACATCCAGAGATGATGTCATTCACCCACGCCTTGGCTACGCGTCGAGGTGTGTTGTCGCTGTTGACGTCAGCTCTCCAATCAAATCGAAGAGCTTCAAGAAACTTCTCGTATGCAGCAGTTGCTTCATCGATGATTTGCTCTCGTTCTTCAAGACTGCAGCAGATGTTGCTGTTGGCACGCAACAGAATTTTATTTTCACGTTTGGACATAGCATCATGTTAGACGGTCCTCATAAATATTCAATGTGAAAAAGTTTAAATCTCTCATGGACAACGCTATCCGACAAACTCAGCTTGTGCGAGTGCGCTTGAAGGTTGATCCAGCATTGTGTGCCAATGGAGAGATCATGAAGTATCAAGGATACGAGGGATTTGTACTTGCAGAGCATGATGGTGAAACTCGAGTGTATGTAGAGAGCTGCAATGATGTGATCATGGTACCAAGTGGCATGCTTGAACCTGTTGCCTCAACATCACCACTTGACACGCTAAAGATTGCTGCAGTTGAAACGCTACAGATGTCACCAGGTGATGCACTAGTGCCTATGATCATTGCTGCTAACTCACCTGAGGCACTTGAAGCCTATCTCCGAGAACATGGAGTAGATGCTGAGCTCATGTTGTGCGTGTATCGCAAAGCGTACTTTGCTAGTATTTGATGATATAGTTTAGAGCCATGTACGGCTGTATATTGTTTATCGTTGTGCTTGTTTTGCTCGTGTCATCTACAACTACGTTTTGTGTGATGAATGGATAATTTGTGGTTATATTTTCTGTGACAATACTAGTAAATCTCAATGTAAAGCTTTGCCAAGTTCTGCCTGCAGGTCCATCATCATCCACAAGTACAATTGTAGTGTAGCTGTTGCTAGGCTGCGGTACTTGATGTAAAGTTATTGCACTACGACCACTCACATTTATCAACTCTACATTTGTGGTCTGTATTATGTTGAATGGTAGCGAACCTCCGCTAGCTCCGTATGTAACTTTATTTGTATTGCTGATGATGCTGCCTGTTTCTCTCACAAGCGTTCGCTCAATCACACTCAACTCTCTTAGCTCCTGCCAGTTTCTGTGCTGCACACTCAAGGAGTTTCCCTGAAAAACTAAAAAATCACTACCATCAACTGCAACACTAACATCTACATCTTGCACAAGATTATATGTATATGTTGTAGTTTGTGAAGTTTTTGTTAAAGTAGGTATAGTTACATATGAAATTGGTAAAAAAGATTTTTGTATTTTGGTGTTATATTTACCACCTACAGAGCCTACATTAACTGTGTTGGATGCGTTCCATTTGCCGTAATTAAACGTCTGATTTGTTTTAACGTCACAATACCCCATAATCACCCTGCCTTGCAAGTTGGGTAAATTGAATGAATTTTCATCAACACTTCCATACGTTTTTCCTATACTACTGTATAGTCCAGGATATGCACTTACTGCAACAGATCTACCATCGCACAACAACCAATTTCCCATGGTATCATCAACAGCGTTGCTTGCATATGGCATGATTGCACCTGCAGGATACAATGCATTTGTAAAATCTTTTACTAAAAAATCTTTTAATGCATTGATATCAGTGCGTAGTGTTCTTGGCTTGCCTGAGTAAATGCTTGTTTGTACAATAGGTAGAGCTTCAGTACCTGATAGTGGTTGTGCTACTTGTTGTTGAGATATCCTAGGATCTTCCATGTGTTAATATTTGATGATGTAGTTCATAACCACATAGGGTTGCGTCACGCTTAACGATGATGCTGCAGCAGAATTAGATGCTTGAGCAATCGATAGTGTTGTTGATCCTTGCGATCCTGGTGATCCTGGTGATCCTGGTGATCCTGGTGATCCTGGTGATCCTGGTGATCCTGGTGATCCTGGTGATCCTGGTCTCCCTGGTACATAAATTGATAATTCTAGTGATTGATAGCCCCATCCTTGATCTGTAACCTGAAACCGCACATCACCACTTGCATCAGGTACAACAGTTACAGATCCTCTAGCCCAAGCATTGTTTCCGGAACATCCAAGAGATTGCCACGATCCACTATTTGTAACAGCTCCACATGCTTGACGAAAACCATATGTAAGTGTGATCCATGGTGGTACATCCCCGCCATATAACCCTCGCAACCCACCACTAATAAGTGAATTTATGCTAACTGTAACACCACCATATATGGGTGATGAATTATATATTGATCGTGACGTTGGATCAATAGGTGCAACAGGTGCAACAGGTGCAACAGGTGCAACAGGTGCAACAGGTGCAACAGGTGCAACAGGTGCAACTACCTGTGGTTTGTTCAGTAACGCGGTTGATGTTTTGAGGGTAATGTCTGCAGACTTCAACAAATGATTGAATTTTCCATCAACACTTCCAAGAGATATTTTAGATGAAGAATTCCAATCTCCACCCTTGACTCCCGATAAACTTATGGATGATGATGAACTACAATACCCCACGACAACCCTACCTTTTAAATTGGGTAGTTTGAAAGTACTGTCACTATTACAACCATAAATAGTACCAATTCGTTCAAACAACTTTTTGTATGTAGTTCTTGATACTGATTGACCATTACACAACAACCAACCGTTTGGTACATCTGTTGCAGACACTTTACATGCATATGTTCCAATGGATCCAACTGGACAAAACACATTTGAAATTGAATCGATAATAAACTGCTTGAATGCATTAGGATTAGTGTATACAGTCCTAACTGCTTTTGTTACATCACTTAGCTGCGCAACAGGGATATACTCTTCACCCGACAGAGCACCAGCAGTATTAAATTGTGATATACGTGCATCGTTCATGGTGTTACATGTATTTAGTATGCATCTCAAAAAGCAATCATATCAGTACCTAATGATGTAATTCATCACCATGTAAGGTTTTGTGTTATTAAGTGGTAACGCAGATGTATTGTTTGTACCCTGTACTATTGACGATGATGTTTGCGGAGCACTTGGAATATTTCCAAATGTAATTTGCGTTTGATTGATGGGTATTTGACTTCCAATTAATTGATGATTGAACACACCTCCTGTGCTGCCAACTGCAACAGTTGGTGCACCATCATTGGGAGTAGCCTTAAAATTTATTGCATCATTCAAGGTCAGATTATTGGGCGTCCAATTGTTGTTGTTGAGACTTGCATCATTACCAATAGTTGTAGCTGTCATTGCAGATCTGTCTGCAAAATTTAGATAAAAGCCATTGGTCCCGTATGTGCCTGTGTATGTTTTGGGTATCCACGCACCACATGCATTGGTTTGACCAAAATTACTAGCTGCTAGCGCTTGTCCATCAATAAAGTTTATTTCTGCAAGAGCTCCATCAAAAAGCTGAATACCAGAGGTAGAATTTTTACCAATAAACACAGGTTGCGTTGAATTTACATATGTTTGAAAATTAATTGCAGGGTATGTTGCAATTGAAAATGATGTAATTTGTGCACCATCAACATAAATCTTTATCCTGTTTGTATCAAAAGTTTGAGTTGTATCGCATGCAACTACAATATGATACCATTTTGATGTATCAGTAAAAGTCTGTGTAGTTTGCAATTGATCTGTCACAACATTTCCTGCAGCATTTTGACAAGCTAATATATTAGTATTAGCGAAAGCTATAGAAACAAAATCATTTTGAGTTGATCCCCAATGAAATATACTGTCTCCAGTGCCTATAGTTCTTCTATTGATCCATCCACTCCACGTCCATATACGTCTATTTCCTGCAATTGTAGGTGTTCTGCTTAGATACGTGTTGCTACTTGACCTAAACCTCAAACCATACTGAATGTAATCATCATTATAGGAATTGAACACGCTCGAGAGATTTGTAGATGCAGTAGTATCACAATATCCCATGACAACTCTCCCCTTGAGATTTGGTAGATTGAAAGACTTGTCGTTGATGCTACCATATGTTGTTCCAATTTTGCTAAACAGCTTACTATACGTAGATCTCATAACCGATCGACCATCACACAACAACCACCCGCTAGGTGCATCAACTGAAGATACACTACCAGCATACGATATAATCAATCCAGGTGGACAAAACAAATCAGCTGCTTCATCAAATACAAAATCTTTGAATGCATTTGCATCAGTATACAGCGTTCGCAACACATTGGTTGATGTCTGCAACTGTGTGATGGGAATGTACTCGCTACCCGAAAGAGGAGCAGCTACTTTGAGTTGCGAAATTCTTGCATCATCCATAGTTGATTACGTGTATTTAGTAGCTATGATTATGGTATGAGTAAGTTTCAAAGTACCAAAGTCATCGAGCTAGGTAGCTGTGCATTTCGTCAATGGTGTGCTACATCTCATTGTCGCTACCTTCATGGATATCAGCTAAAAGCTAAGTTTTGGTTTGGTGCATCTAGTCTTGATGAAAAGAATTGGGTAGTTGATTTTGCAGGTCTAAAAGAACTCAAAGCAACGTTACAACATCAGTTTGACCATACTCTGTGTATTGCAGCTAATGATCCACTACTACCACTATTCAAAGACTTGCATGATAAGGGTGGGTGTGATTTGCGTGTTATGGAAGGTGTGGGTATTGAAAAAACTGCTGAGTGGTGTGCACGTGCTGCTGATGAATTTGTTAGAAAAATTACCAACAACCGTTGCTGGGTTGATCAAGTAGAAGTATTTGAGCATGAACTAAATTCTGCAATTTATTCAACACAACAGCAGCTTGCTATTGACGTGTCACAACCTACACCGAGCACGGAGGCTGTGGTCGCAAGTCCTGTTACCACCCCAGCAAACACACAACCTGCACCAAGCTCGTCACGACCTGCTCATGTTGGTCCCAACAACTCACCTGGCAAGGGAGATTGGTTCAAAGGAACAAGCTGGGGATAGTATGCGTGGTGTGGAACGCATAATCACACCTGACGACTTTACTGCTAGTGTGTTTAGCAAAATGCACGCTATAGCAGGTGATGATACATTACCGCAAAGCAAATCTTCTGGAGTAACACACATTTCTCCAGAAGAAGCTATACGAGAGTTGCTTGAGATGCAGCGCGTTAGTGTGGTACTGTCTCCAACTGCTTCACAATGAATTTCAAGATTTGTGATCTAACAACTTCGTTCTCAGTAAACACAAAATTGTGAATTCCACGCTCTTCGCTTTCAGGATTATCAAACACTTGCTTGATCTTGCAAAATCCAGATTTGCTACCAATATCTGACTGAAAGCTATCACCTATCACAACGTATTTGCTATTTTCTCCAAAACGCGTCAGTATGGTGACAATTTCAGCAGAAGTCATGTTTTGTATTTCATCCACAATTACTACGCTATCTCGGAAAGTTAATCCACGTACAAAGTTGACAGGCATACACTTGACGTAGTTGTTGCGCATCAACTCCCCACCTACTTTGGGTCCAACTAGTTCATCTAGCTTCTCTATCAATGGTAGAGACCATGGTTGAAACTTATCCTGTAGCTCTCCTGGTAAGCTTCCCAAACTTTTTGAAGCACTCTCTACAATGCTTCTGATGTAAACAATTTGATTTACGCTTTTCTTCTGCAGAAGCTGCAATGCACCGTATACTGCTAGATAGCTTTTTGCTGAACCTGCTGGTCCGTCTACAAATACCATTTTTGTATCTCGGTACAAAAACAGATCCATAAATGATCGATGAACATCTGTTAGTTCAAACTCGTTGTGTATCTTGAAATTGCAGAACCAATTCTTCTTGGTACTGATCTCAATGTTGTGCATCAGAATGTCTTCTGCTGCTTCATCTTCGACGACTTCGCGCTTCCTGGTTTTCTTTGCCATTGATGGTATTTAAGCAACGTTATCTACTAATCTCTTCCCAGTCCATGGAACCATATGCAGGTGATCCTGCGTTATTGGTTGCAACAGCAAGTGTCAACTCGTATGGAGTAGATGTGAGACCATTACGTTCAAGCTGAAACTTAAACAATGCTTCTTTCAATATATCTACTGATGGTGAACCTTGATTTGAGCCTTGCATGAATCCACTTGCGAGTATTCTACCACCAGTCACGCTGGTAGCATTAAGCTTGTATTCAACCGCAGAATCTGGTCCAGCATCAACCCAACTTGCTCCACCAGAAGTTGTTCCGCTTGCAACAACTCTCCACGCGTAAAATGCACCATTTGTTACAGGTAGCAAAGATATTGCAGTGAGAATTACAATAGCATCCAATCTTGATGCTTTGAGTCTGATGGTAGCAACAGGGTAAAAAGTTGATGCTAGAGTTAATATTTTTGGTGCAGCAATCGGAGTACCTATGGCTTGCTGTAGTCCTCTCAATTCATAACCACCCTCAGAAATTACGGTCGAGCAAACTTGCTTCATCACGCTCGTAACTCCTGTTGCACCAGTGTTGGTGATCTCATACCTCAAAGGAAGAGACGCTGTTGTGATGTATGTTGATGCAATTTTATTTGCATGATGAAACGAGTGACATGTTACAAATTGACCATCAATGACAAATCCCATGCGTACTGTACCTAGCCCCAACCACTCAACATCCATCCATAAAATTTGCGCCTTGGTGACATCAAGAGTAAAACCAGACGGGCCTGATCCATTTAGCTTGTCACCATTCCATGCAGATAGTGGTACAATGGTCTCTGTTGCTGGTGATCCATTCACCAAACTACGCTCAACAAAACTAATTTGACCACCAGACAATTGAAAATACATTCCGTTGTCTTGACCAAAATAACCCACACGTTGTCTAAGGTTGTTGGCTGATGGTGCCATGACGAACGTATTAAGCGTCAGCAATGACTTGCCTGGCTGATAAGAAAATACTTTGGTGGTCTCTCTGACAACAGATGACCCTGATAGTCCATTTACTGTCATCTCTATCAAACCTTGATTTGCGTTAAATTGATAAGATCCGCCAACAGCAGTCAAGCTGCTCCATAGATTGTTGTCGCGATACCGGTGACTTGAATCAAACAAGGTGAGGGGAGCAGATGTTCGCAATCTACCAAATGCATCAAAGTTGGGAGTATGAGCAAACGTAATGGGGAATCCTTCGGTTGGATCTACTGTTGCGACAATTGGATTTGTCACATTGACGTTGAGTGATGAAGTTGCAGAAGTTACTGTAACGTTGTTGTTGTTGCGATCTTTAAGAGCAATTGAATTGAGAACATCAACAGCAGTAACAGGATTGGTGATGGTTGTACTGTAAGTTGCGGTTGAAAGAGCTCTAACAGTTGTGTTGGTAGCATAGTCAACAGCTGTCAATGTGTCGAGCTGTGGATAATTTTGAGTACGAACGCTTACTGCACCAACGGGAAATCCTCCAACAGTGCCTGTATGAATAATCTGACCATAAACATATGATCCTGATGTGTTGTCCACAAGTCCAACATTTCCAATATCAACTTCACTAGCTGATAATTGAATGTTGATGTCTGATGCATTTGCAAGATATGTTGTAACAGCATACTTGGGGTATACCTCAACAGATGTGACTGCTGGCATGGAAGAATCTTCTGGATATTGTACTCGCACCACAGAAGTTGCTGGAAATCTTGCATCTCCAACTATTTCAACAAATTTACCATGCTCAAGTGTAGCAGGATTTTGACGCACATCGCTATTGTAGCTCATGTGTGTATTTAGTTAGCTTGATTATGTTGCTGCAGCATCTAACATCATAGTATGAATGATACTTTATTTGTGTCTGATGACAAGGCGTTTTATACTCTTGAAGGAGAGGGTGAGTACGTTGGTCAACCATCTGTGTTTTTGAGATTATCAACCTGCAACTTGACCTGCAAAGGATTCATGAGCGAATCGTCACCTCATGGATGTGATAGCTACGTGAGCTGGTCTGTAAAAAATAGATTTACTACTGATGAGTTGATCGAGTACATGGAGAAGGGACTGTATCACAACTATCTCAAGCGTGGAGCTATTTTGAAGCTCACAGGCGGCGAACCTTTGCTGCAGCAGAAGAAGTTGATCAAGTTTTGTGAACGCGCATTTGATCATTGGGGATTTGTACCTCGTGTTGACTTTGAGACCAACGCAACCATCATGCCTCTTGATGCATGGAGAGAGAAGTTTAACGCTACTTTTACAACTTCTCCCAAGCTTGCATGCAATGGTGATCCAGAAGACAAGCGATATAAGCCTGAGGTACTGAGAAAGCATGTAGAGCTTGGATCAGGATTTAAGTTTGTTGTGCAAACTCGAGACGATATCGTAGAAATATTTACAAAATACATTGAGCCATTTAGCATCAATCCAGATCGAGTATGGTTTATGCCCTGCTGTGGATCTCGCGATGAGCATGTTGTACGCGCACCTCAGGTAGCTGAATGGGCAAAAGAATTTGGAGTTAACTTTAGTCCACGACTACATCTACTGCTTTGGGATAAAGCTTTAAAAGTTTGATATCATGGATACCAAACGTGTAGCAAAGGTATTCTGCATGCGCGGTAATAGCATTTTGCTGCTGTTATCCAAGCATCTCAACAAATGGCATCTTCCTGGGGGTCACATCCAGCAGGGCGAAACATTTGAAGATGGTCTGTGCAGAGAAGTGAAGGAAGAAACAGGATGTACATTGAAGTATTTTCATCGTGTGCGTATGACCAGCAGCAGCGTTGCGTTGTATGTTGGAAAATTGAACAACGGTATCATCAAGTTGAGCGATGAACATTTGAATCACATGTGGATACCTCTCAAGCAGGCTCTAAGTGCGCCTGTGTGTAAATTTACATTCAGAGACATCAGATATTTACAAACCATCATGGGTGCAGTAAAAACTGCATCTCGAGTTGATACAGAAGAAGCCCACCAATAACTAAACATCATGCGTATTTCAGTAAGCGGTACAACTTGTATCGGTAAATCAACGTTTGTGAATGATTTTTGCAAACACTGGACCAACTATACATCTCCGAGATTCAGTTATCGAGATGAGCTAGCCAATCTACCACACAGCAAGACATGCACCAAGGATACTCAATGGTTGATTCTCAATAGCATGATTGATGAATTGCAGAAACACTCTTCAACAGATCATGTTATCTTTGATAGGTGTCCGCTTGATAACTTGGTTTACTCCATGTGGGCATTCGACAAGGGTGATGGTGATATTGATGCTGAGTTCATTGCCAAGTGTGTACCGTTGGTGAGAGAATCTATGAGATTTCTCGACATCATCTTCTTTGTACCCATCACGCGTGTAGCTCCTGTCACAGTAGTGGAGAACGGTTTGCGTGAAACTGATCCTGCATACATTGAAGAGATCGACAACATCTTCAAAGCACTGGTGCATCAATATCAACACAACATCGAAACAACTCAATTCTTTCCCAAGGGAGATTGTCCTGGAATCATCGAGATGTTTGGTCGACCTGAAGAACGCATCTACCTTGCGCAGCAGTATCTAGACGCAAGTGGTGATGTCATTGGTGCAGAAGGTGATTCAATTCTCAACCCTGAAAATCTTGAAGAGCTTGAAGCATTGCTCAAACAACAGCAAACAGCTAGTGAGAGTGAAGCATTTGAGAAGAAGCAAGTTCAGATGCTCAAAGAGTTTGTTGCAGCTACCAAGCGCAAATGATTAGTACGACTTGATGACCATCACGTTGTATGATGGTTGTGCGAGGAGTTCTTCAGATGTGCTTTCTTGCGTTTGTGTGACAACTTCACCTGTAGCGGTGTTTGCTGTTAAAGTTGTTCTATAGAATGATGCAGTAATGGAAAAATAACCTCTATTGTCGCTACTATCATCAACTGCTGAAATATAACCTGGAAATCTACCAGCTACTGCATCAGCAGGCGTCACAATGAAGTCAGTTGGTGTGATTTCTGGAACATCGCTTGAAGGTCTGGGCTCAAGCATTCCAGATTCAGTAGTCCCGTTGGTCACCTTCACAGTTGCTTTGCCAATATAAACCTTGGTCATGGTTTGATCAATGTAAGCAGACATGTCTGCTAGTTGTGTGCTGATGTTTGAGCTTAAGTCTGCAACATCAGTCTCAAGAGAATACACTAGTGTTGAGATTGCAGTCTTTTCTGGTTCCAAGATGAGATCTGCATAATCAAGAATGTATGTACCATCAAGTTGCTCAACAACCAAAAAATCACCATCGGTGATCTCTAGAGTTTGAGGCAGATCTTTAATGTTGATGGTAGCTTTCTTGATGCTCATTGAACATATTTAGGTTGACGATACATATTGTAATGAAAATTCTAGTAACTGGGGGTTGTGGGTTCATTGGCAGTAATTTCATACACCATGTACTCAAAAAACCCGAAGTACAACACATCATCAACGTGGATCTGATGACGTATGCTGCATGCAAAGACAACGTACCTTTTGATACGCGAGTTGAAACCGTCGAAGATGACATCAACAATACTGAGCACATGAAACATCTGATGCATAGTGGTGATGTTACGCACGTTGTTCATTTTGCAGCTGAAAGCCATGTAGACAACAGCATCACTTCCCCTGGAGCATTCATCACTAGCAACATCAACGGTACTTTTTCCATGCTTGAAGCAGCTCGAGCTACTTCAGTATCAAGATTTCATCATGTGTCTACTGATGAAGTTTATGGTAGTTTAGGTACATCAGGTAAGTTTCTAGAAACAACACCATATGATCCTAGATCTCCATATTCAGCATCTAAAGCATCTAGTGATCACCTGGTACGAGCATTTCATCACACATACGGGATGAGCACCACCATCAGCAATTGTTCCAACAACTATGGTCCTCGTCAACATCGAGAAAAACTTATTCCAAAAATTATCACCAACATATTGTCAGACAAGAAGGTACCAGTGTATGGTACAGGAGCAAACGTTAGAGATTGGTTGTTTGTAGATGACCATTGTGAAGCCATTTGGCAGATCATCACACAGGGCGCATCTGGTGAAACGTACAATGTTGGAGGTGATTGTGAGATGAGCAATGTAGAGATGGTACATGTGTTGTGCATGTTGCTAGGGCGCAACTTTGATGATGTTGTTGAATTTGTTGAAGATCGTAAGGGTCATGACTTTCGTTATGCAATCGATCACACCAAACTCACACAAGAGCTGGGGTGGACACCAAGCGTGACCAACATTGGAGAAGGTCTACAAAAGACCATTGATTATTATAAATTTCAGCGATAATTGACATATGAGTGATAAGATAGGAGTTGGCGTTGTGACTTACAAACGTCCAGATTTTTTCAAGAAATGCTACGCATCAGTTTGTGAGGCAAATCCTGATGTTGTTGTCGTTGTAAACGATGGTACACCATACGATGATGTGCAGGTACCAAATTTAATACAACACGCAACCAACCAGGGTGTGGGTGTGAGCAAGAACGATGCATTCAAACATTTGCTCGCAGCAGGGTGTGATCATATTTTTGTGGTGGAAGATGACATCATCATCAAACACCCTGATGCATTCAAAGTGTATGTAACCGCAGCTGCAGCAAGCGGACTCAAGCACATGATGTATGGTTATCATGGACCTGCCAACAAGCGTGGTGGTAAACCTCACCCAAGATACATTGTAGATTACGGCTCAACAAAAATTGCCTTGAATCAACATTGCGTTGGAGCAGTTTGTTATTACGCAAGAGAAGTTTTAGAAACTGTTGGACTAAACGATGATAAATTTATCAATGCATGGGAGCATGTAGAACATTCACTAAGAATTGTGAAAGCTGGATATGTACCTGCTTACTGGTGGTGGCCTGATGTAGCCAACAGTACTGATTACATTGATGAGCTTGCATGTAGTGAGGAAAATTCTACCATTCGTCCTAGGACAGATTGGAACGACAACATAATGACAGGTGCAAAACACTTTGTGAGTAAGCATGGTGTTTCACCTGTTGCAATTCCAGACTCTTCAATTGAGAGTGTAAAAGATTCACTCAAAACTATATACAAGCAGCATGCAAAGCGTTGATGTTATAATTCTCTCCAACACCAAAGATCTATCTCTGTATGGACTTACTCAGCGCACCATCAACACACTAAGGCTATCTGAACAAGACTATAATTTTGACATCAAGGTTGTTGAGACTAATGCAGATATCTTGCGAGATGGATTTGTATATCAAGGGTGTAACGTCGTTGTACCTAAAGCAGAATTTAACTACAACAAGTTTCTCAACGAGGGGCTAAAACATTGTACAAATGAGTGGGTAGCATTGTGCAACAATGATTTGATCTTCACACAGCACTGGTTTAGCAACTTGATGAAATTTCATCAACAAAATCCAGATGTTAAATCTCTTGCTCCATTTGAACCCAACTGGCATATAAAGCGTGGGATGTCTGCAGATGCAGAAGTATATTATGGTTACAGGACATCGTTTGAAATTACTGGGTGGTGTTTGATTGTGCATCGTGACGTGATCACCACTTGCAATCTATTTGATGAAAATTTTGCATTTTGGTATCAAGACAACGATTATGCTGAGACCATCAAACATCATCAGTTCAAACACGCATTGGTTTGCAACTCTAGAGTCTATCACATGGTGTCTGGATCACACCACTTGCTTGAAGAGAACAAACACCGAATGACAGATGGTCAGCGAGATGTTTTTGTCAACAAATGGAACAAGGGCTAAAAAATGGACATCAAATTCTGCATAACATCTAACGTTAGTTTCTCGCAACACACATACCCTGTAATAGTACCCTCGTTGACTGCTTGTGGTGTAGATGCACCAAACATTTATTTCATCGAAGGTGGTCACACTGATAGGATTACATGCACACAGGGTGGTGTTAATTACATCAAAACAGGTCATAACTCTGTTGAATATACTAGCTTGATTGATATTGTTGAGCACAACATGCAAGCTGATTACTGGGTGCTGTTGCATGATACATGCAGAGTGGGAAAAGATTTTTTTGTACTAGTGCAAAACATTCCCGATGGTTGTGAAAAAGCTGCACTCAAACACTGGCCGTCCATGTCCATTGGAGCATACAAATACAGCTACCTTAAAAAGCATACGGATCGTTTGATGCAAATCAAAAACACTGACTACAGCAGAGATCGAGTGCAACATTGGAAGCAATGGGGTATTCACAACGAAGATTACATGCTGTGGAGAGAATCTAGCTCACCTTGTGCACTATACAATCCGCATTTAGAACTAAGAGAGAAGTTTGTTGTGTGTGAAGAGGCAGCGTGGTACAACACCAACACAACGCGTCGTGTGGAGTATTACGCTCAGCTTGATCTTTACAAAAGCAAAGCTAATTGGCATCCCAAACCTTGGATGGAGATTGATGTATGAAGATTGCGATTGTTGGAGCAGGGTGGGTAGGTTGTCATTTGGCTAGTGTGTTGAGACAGACGCACGATGTGACTTTATTTGCTCCAACAGGTGAAGTGTTTGATGGCACATCTATGCACAATCAGAATCGATTGCATCTTGGTTATCATTACGCACGTAGCTACAAAACACGCGAGTTGTGTAAAGATACGTTTCAAGAGTTTTTGCATGCATATGGTCACCTAACACAGCCCATCAACAACAACTTGTATGCAGTTCCTGTCAATGAATCGTTGATGGACTTTGCAACATACTTGAAGATTTTTGATGATATGCATCATCAAGTAGTAGATGAGCCTACTTTGGAAAACATAGAAGGATGCATTCAAGTTGACGAGAGATACATTGATCCTGCTGCAAGCAAGAACTACTTTCAGCAGCAGCTCGAATCATTGATTGTTGACGCATCGATGTCGTGTAAAGATCTACAACACACAGCAACCACACACGATGCAGTTATAAATTGCACCAACAATTTTTTACAGCCTGATACCAACAATACGTTCTGGGAACAATGTGTGATGTTGATATATGCAAAAAAACAACCGTGCAATTTTGGAGCTCTCACGTTAGTTGATGGTCCTTTGTTTTCAATCTACCCATACCTAAACGGTACCATTACTTTGAGTCATGTGTTGCACACTCCTGTATACAAAAGCAGCACCCCTGATGCAACGTTCTCAATGGATGTTGAACAACAACGACGCCTCATGGAACAAGATGTGTTGAAATATTTTCCCAGCTTTCATGATTGCTTTGAACATCAAGGTCATTTCACCAGCACCAAGATCAAGCGCAACATCAAATGCGATGATCGTTCGCCTGTGATGCGAGTTGATAACAACATCATCAGCTGTTATACTGGTAAGATACAAGGAATTTTTCACATACAAAAATTTGTTGAACATGAATTATCTCATTGGAAATAGCGGTCTAGTTGGTAAAAATTTGCTCAAACATCAACAATTTGATGCAACATTCAACAGCTCCAACATCAACAACTTACCATCAGTGTTTGTTGAGGGTGGTGATGTGATACTATCTTGCTTACCTGCCACCAAGTGGCAGATCAATCAAAACAAACTCAAAGACCTGCAAAACATTCACAGCATCATCAACACACTTGCACCTTGTGCATTTAACAACATTGTGCTGATATCAACCATTGACGTCTATCTTGATTCACCCTTGGGTGTTGATGAATCGCATGACCCAACAATCAACACACTACACTATGGATCACACAGATTGTTGTTTGAGAAGATGGTTAGAGATTTGCTAAATTACAAATCGTTACACGTGTTTAGGCTACCAGCATTGTTTGGAGATCATCTCAAAAAGAACGTGCTGTTTGATCTACTGCACAACAACAATGTTGACAAAATCAATCTCAACACATACTATCAATGGTATGATCTTGGCAGATTGCATGATGACATCAAGCACATCACCACCAATCACAGCAGCGGTATATTCAATTTGTTCACACAACCTGTCTACACTGCTGATGTTGTTGATGCATTCTTCCCATCTGCAGATGTTGGGTATGTGGGTAATTTGGTGCAGTATGATTGGAAAACACAACATCTTGCATCTGGATACATTCTAGATGCATCACAGGTGATGCAAGATATTGAAAAATTCATATATGAAGCTCGCAATAAGCAATCTAGCTTGTGATGATGTCTCGCAAATCACACCAACAGGTGTATCGTTGTTGGAGTGTGTGTTCTCAAAAACACAACCCATCATGGAGCAAGATGCATCAAGCATTGCTGCATGGCACAAGCAATTGCCTGCAACACTAACTCCCTACTCAGCACAATCCATAACATATGGTTGTGGATTGACTGACTTCTCTGCATGCGCAGCTAACTTTGTGGTGATGGACAAGATCATCGAACTTGCTGCATCGCTGCAACTCAAGCGATTGGTGTTTGGATCTCCAGGTATACGCAAAGGACGTCCTGATGCATCAATGTTCAAATATATAGATGAACAATTGAAGGGCGGTGACACGGTGTTCTGCATTGAACCCAATGCACATGTGTATGGTGGTGAGTATTTCTTTGATGTTGCAGAGATTGCTGAGTTCTTACAACAACACAAATTCAACAACATTAGTACCATGATTGATACACACAATTCATGGTTGGAGAATCGTCGCACAGTAGATGATGTATACATGTTCCAAGACGTAATCAAGCACGTGCATGCATCAGAGGTCAAGCTTGATGGCTTCATCAGTTTAAATGATCATGCCATGGTAGCAGAAGCTCTTGTCAACATCAATTATCAGCACGTTGTGACTTTCGAATCACTCACAATGCACGGGGTAGATGATTTTATAAAAACATACGGTAAATAACATCATGAGCAACACATACAAAATTGTAAAAGATATCGACACTGGAAAATATTTTGATGGTAGCGATTTCCAAGCTCCCAAAGAGTCTGCACTTCACTTCCCACCACACATTACCGAAATGTACTTCAAATACAGCTATGAACACGTTGATGTAGTAGTCGAAGATACTGATCGAGTGATGCACTGGGAGACCGACCATTGTCCACTGTAGCGCTAGATTTTTTGTGTTGCTATGATATCATCATGTCATGGTACTCACAACTAATACTACGTATAATGGCGATCTCATTCACAAGCGCTTTGCATATCAATTTCTTCGCGACAAGGTAAGTCCAATTGGTGATATTGTTTGTTTTCGTGGTGGTATGAACGTCACCACCAATCTGATCGATCAAGAAGATCTCATCAACAAAGATTACATCTACAGTGGCGATGCGATGAACTTCATTTGGGAAATACCCAACCTGTGTCCATTTGGAGCAGTAGCATTTCAGCGATTGTTCAACACGCAAATTGCAAATTTGTTGTCGGTCAAATATCTGCAGAAGCCCATCGAAGTTGATGGTGATGATTTGTTGGTGCATGATCATTTTGTTGGTAGTGATGGAAAAGATTACGAGAAAGGTAAAGCATCTGTAAGCATTACATATTCTACCAACAATGTAGCAATTGGTCATACTGGTATCAACATCGATGCAGGTAAAGGTGCACCTGGATTTGCATACTCAACCAAGCTGAGTGATGAGCAGGTTGAAGGCTTCATGAATGACGTAAATCAGATGTTTTATTTCATGTGCATGGATGCATTTGTCGCAACTACAAAAGTGATTGTGTGATGGAAGCAACCATCTTTAACTACCTTGATTCGATTCTCTGCTCCAAGAAATATATAACTGATATCAATCATGAAGAGAGTCAGTACAGCAGCTTTATGTGTAATCGCTGGATTAGCATGTATAGCAACACTACTGCTGAAATTATCAACGACTCGACCAACAAGTACTGGTCGCAGATGACGCAGCCCAAGGATCATTATGATTTTTTGATGCACTTGATGCCAAAGTATTCACGCAAAAAGATCAACTACATCAAGAAGGTCAAAGAAGATGCTTCTGCTGCAGCAGAGAACAATAGCTCATCAATTGCAAAAAGAATGGAGATCTCTACCAGAGAAGTTGAGATGCTCAAAAGCATGTGCAGTTGACTTAACACATCATCAACTTAACTACCAACATGGCATCAGAAGTACCCACACACCTAGACAATCTAAAAAACAGTCGTTCACTCATTGATCTTGAAAGCTGCGCTGATGGCGTGTTTGCACTAGATGATTATTCATTGTCGTTTGTGTTTGATGATATTGTGCTGGTTGAGATGATTGATGAAGTCAACGATGGTATGGGTAGCGCTATTCAGCGCAACGGTTTGTATGTTCCTACCAACGCAATGACCAAAGCTTGGCGCAAAGGCAAAGTGGTGTTGGTAGGTCCAACCGCGCAATATTGCAAGAAAGACGACATTGTGGTGTTCCCAAACGACAAAGGAGCAGCAGTATCCAATCTTATCGTAGAGAATTACGGAAAAATCTCCAAGGGGATGTTCCTAAACGAACAACGCTTGTTCGGTATCTGCAAGCGTGTTGACGCATGATGGTTGGATTGAGCCAGCTGAAAAGCACACTGCTCACCAACGTTGTTGATGTTAGGTTTGTGAGGAGATTGCCTGCTGCAGGCAAAGCAGCAACCAGGAGAATGTGGTGCACCAATTCATCTGCTCTACTCACAAGTTTCAATGGTCGCAGCATCTTGAATTATCACGCTCCAACACACAATCCAAAATTTAATCCTGCTGCAGAGAACATTATTATTACATGGGACATCTTGATGCAGAACTTTAGATGCATAAGTATGGATAGTTGTGAGTTGATTCAATCTGTTCCAGCAAATGATGAATTCTGGAAATTCTTCAACGAAAACATCTACATAATGTCCACACAACAAAAAATCAACTTCATGAACACATGATCAATTTAGAACAATCTTTAAATTATTTTTTGCAGCGTGAAATCACATTTACAGTAGACAACAAATGTGTCAAGCGTGGCAAGTTGATCCTGTGCAGCATCAAAGATTTTTACATTACATTTTACCTCAAACACAACGATGATCAAAAACGGTATGAACTTCCATACCCGTTTGCTACGCATGGAGTTGGAAAAAATTTGGTGTTTGACTACAAGCTCAGCACCATGGCATGCAACAATGTAGATCTGTTGTTCAAACTACAGAGCTTAAACAAGAAGAAAAACTCCAAGATCTACGACAATCAGATTGTTATCGCTGAAGTGTCCTAGAGGGTGCATGATGCATCGTATATCATGACGATGTGAATTTACTCAGCAATTTTCCTGAAACCCACGATGCTCGTCCACAACAGATTGATCTGTTGCAGCAAATTGATCGAGCATTTGCCTCTGGCAAAAAATTTGTCATCTGCTGTGCTCCAACAGGTTCAGGTAAATCGTTTCTGAGCAAAACTCTTGCAAACGCTAGCAAGAGCCCATCTACTACATTTGTTGATCTAGTTGAATCTCATGCAGCATTCAAACAAGATCAATTTGGTGATTATGTTCATAAAGATGATTGCGCAAAAGAACCTGCATTTGGTGCACTTGCTTTAACCATCACCAAAAATCTTCAAGATCAGTATCGTGAATTGTTTGATGATGCTAGTGTAATGAAAGGCAAGTCCAACTATCTGTGCAATGTTGATCCAAGATACAACGTGGACGTTGCACCATGCATCTACTTAACGGAACTCAAAGAAAGTTGTTTGCACAGCAACAATTGTGCATACTACAACGCGCGCAACAGTGCATTGGTGAGCAAGTTTGCTGCATTAAACTACAGCATGTTCATGTCGTTGCCTGATCATGTAAAACATAGAGAGTATATTGTGTGTGATGAAGCATCTGAGCTTGAGCGTGAATTGGTTAGCAGGTACAGTAGAGAGCTACACTACAAAGTACTCAAAAAGCTTGGAGTAAATCCATCTGCTATTCCAGTAAACAATTACTCCAAGTTTAGATCTTGGCTAGAGAGCTTTTCAGAAACACTTGCAGCAAACATTCATGATGTGCAAGCACGACTCAAGCGCAAGAAAAATGAAACCGTATTGGCTGATCGTCAGAGATATGCGCTATTGCGTAATTTACACATCTCTCTACAAACTACCATCGATACGTGGAATGATTGTGAGTACATCATTGAACGCAATGAAGAGAGCATAACACTCAAACCTTTGCGAGTTGATAATCTAGCAAAGTGTATTTTCGATCACGCTGATCGTGTGTTGTTGATGTCAGCAACCATCATTGATCCAAAAAACTTTGCTAAAGCTCTTGGCATTACAGATTATACATACATTGAAGTTGATTCAACGTTTGATCCAAAAAATGCTCCAATCTTTTGCTCAGGTAAGCATAAGCTGAATCACAAGAACTTGAAGACCAGCTTGCCCATGATAGCTCGTCAAGTTGCTGAGATATGCAAACATCATGGAGACGTTAAAGGTGTCATTCATACACACACTCATGAAATTACCGAGTATCTAAAGAATAGCTTGCGTGGTGATAGATTTATTTTTAGAGAATCAGGTGTCAACAACGAGCAGATCATCAAGCAACACACTGAGTCAACCAACAACACCATTCTGGTGAGTCCATCTTTGACACTTGGGGTTGACTTGAAGGATGATCTAGCTAGATTTCAAATCATCATCAAAGCAGCGTATTTACCCCTGGGAGATGAGCGCATCAAGAGATTGTTCAAAGAAGATCCACAGTGGTATCAGAATCAAATGCTCAACAACTTAATTCAAGCTTGTGGTCGCGGTGTGAGATCCAAAGATGATCATTGTGTTACGTACATCATAGATGGTTGCATCACAGATGCAGTGCTCAAGTGTAGACATAGATTACCACGTTACTTCATCAAGAGATTCGTATAGCCCTAAATACCCGCGTGAAGGATAGAGCTTTTCATTTTGAAATCCGAGACCTAATAACGCAGTTCATTGCTGCGTTTGATGATGTTGTCATTGGTAGGTACAACAAGGCCCGTCAAGAACAAGCTCAGATCAAGGTTAGATATGTATATGCTCCAAAAGAGCGCGTGTTGTTTGATATCGTAAACAAAGCTCAAAACATTACGCTACCAGTTATTGCAGTCAGCCTCAACAGTGTAGCTCGAGATGAATCTCGTGTGTTCAACAAGATTTACGGGTTTGACGTTCCAGGGAGACTTGATGTACATACTCCCGCGAAGTACACTAGGCATATAGGCATGCCAGTGCCAGTAAACATCTCTGTGAGCATGAACATCATTGCATCATATCAGACAGATATTGATCAGATCATATCAAACTTTGTGCCATACAACAACCCTTATGTTGTGATTTCATGGAAGATACCCAATGCATTTGAGTTGATGTTGCCACAGGAAATTAGATCTGAAGTCATGTGGGATGGAACAGTTGCATTGAAATATCCCATCGATTCAACTGGTGCTGACAAATATCGACTTGAAGCAGATACATCCTTCACCATCAAAGGTTGGTTGTTTCCACAAGCACCACCTGAGCCTCTAAAGAACATCTTCTTCATTGATAGTAACTTTTATTCTTCAAGAGTATTGAACAGTGATCGATTCAAAGGGTATGATACATACTATACTTTATCTGGAACATCCATGCGAGTAGATTTAAGTTCCAACTTGAGCACTGAATTTGACAACATCACAGTATCTGCAGCTCCAACCATCACCAACATCTATTTTGCAGGGGGGCCAAAATATCATGCGCTGTATGATGATGAAGCGTTGATCATCACGCCTGAGAATATTGATGGAGATTTCCTGCTACAAGGTAAACGATTCCAATACACGTCAAATGTCTTCTTGAGCAGCAACACACCAAGTTTCTATACATCATTGACATCATTGAGCTTTGACTACTACCCTGTGATCAATGCGTACACACTGCCTACCTCATGTTATCAGATAGTAAATGAAAACATCATGAACCTCACTCTACCAGTAGAGATTCTATCTGGTGACTTTGACATCATCGTGCAAGATGAAGCTGGTTGGGACTCTACAGCTCGTAAAGGTGTCAGATTAACTCGTACCTTGTAGTTGTGATTTTGTAATTCTTGATAAATACCTGCAATGGGATTCTCTTTTGATGATGGTAGAACCTCTACATTTGGTAGAGAGCTGATGAATTATATTTCATCAAAGTTACCGTACTCGGGCTACGATCTTTCCAAAGTAACCGACAATCTTAATCCCAAGTACAAGTATTTTGAAACAACTGGTACTCGTAGAGCAGAGGTGTTGTCCAAATACTCCATCTCACAAAATTTTGAGTACAACAACAACTCTGTTGGAAGCATTGTCAGCGACAAGCAGTATTCAGACATCATGTACGCCAACATCCAGAAGGATAAAGGCGCGCGTGTCAGAGACTATCGCATCATCGCAGCATTCTCCGAAGTGGCAGATGCGTTGGATGAAATCTGCGATGAAGTCATCAACAAAGATGCTCAAGGTAAAGTCATCAAGTTGTTGTTCAAAAACGCAACATTGACCGAACTTCAGCAAGAGTCCTTGGAGAAAGAATTTTCCAAATACATTCAGCATTTTGAATTGGATACCAAGGGATGGGATTATTTTCGTCAATTGTTGATCGAAGGTGAAGTGTACTGGGAGCACATCATTCACGAAAAGTATCCCAAAGAGGGCATTCTAGGTGTGGTTCAAGTACCCACCGAGCTGATTGACCCTGTGTTCTCCAACATTCAGAACGTGATGGTCAAGGGGTACTTGTATCGTAAGCCTAAATTTGATCCACGCAACCCCACCAAGCAGGTTGGTGTTGATTATGTACCTCTTGATAAAAACCAGGTAACTTACATTCACTCCAACATATGGAATGAAAATCGCACCATGCGATTGCCGTTCATTGAAAATTGTCGTAGAGCATATCGTCAGTTGTCCATGATTGAAGATGCTATTGTGGTGTATCGTCTGGTACGAGCTCCAGAGCGTCTGGTGTTCAATGTAGACGTTGGCAACATGCCCGCACCCAAAGCAGAAGCATATCTTAGAAAATTACAATCGCAATACTGGTCGTCCAAGACATACGATAATAATCAGGGAGGTATCGTTCAAAAATTTAATCCACAATCTATGCTTGATAGCTATTGGTTTGCCAAGCGAGCAGGCAGTGAAGGTACCAACGTAGTTACGCTACCTGGTGGACAGAATTTAGGTCAATTAGATGATCTACTATATTTTACCAAAAAGCTATACAAAGCGTTAAAGGTGCCAACTACTCGTCTTGATCCGCAGGATGCATTTCGCGATGGTCAGGACATGCTCAGAGAAGAGCTTAAATTTGCTAGATTCATCATTCGCCTGCAGCAGAACATTGCTGCAGGTCTGAAGAATGGGTTCATGACACATCTGCAATTGCGTGGATTGTGGGATGAGTTCAAGTTGAAAGAATACAACATTGATTTGGAGTTCAATGTTCCAACCAACTTCTACGAGCTTAGAGAATCACAAAAACTTGAGCTCAAGATCAACAACTTCAACAGCATGGCAAGCAATGAATATGTTTCACCAACATTTGCTCAGAAGAAGTATCTTGGATGGACTGATGTTGACATCAAGGCCAATCGTGAGTTCTTGAGGAAAGACAAAGCTTTCCGATGGGAGCTCACGCAGATTGAAAATGGTGGACCAGAATGGAAGGAAGCCATGGCAGCTCAAGCAGGGGCAATGGGTGGAGCAGCTCCTGAAGCTGGCGGTGGCGGAGGTGGTGGAGGTGGTGGCATGCCACCACCATTTGTGGGTGGACCAGCAGCAACTGGTGGTGAAGCAGGTGCACCACCTGAAGCAGGTGCACCACCCGAAATGGGAGCAGCTCCAGAAGGTGCACCACCTGAGGCAGCAGCACCGCCTGCATAGTGACTAAATACATGCATGGCATGTGAAATTACTCCGGTATCTGCTTTTCAGAGTACCAATCTGAGCAGTAAAATTGACTGTTTTGGTCGTCTAGCAGATCGCATTGTACGCATGCTAGGTGCACCAATTGTAACCATTGAAGCTCATCAAGATCAGATATTTGAAGCAATTGCAGTATCTTGTGAAATGTTTAGCAAGTATGCAGGATATACGCGCGAGTATTTGGTGTTTGATTCCAAGCTATATGAACGTGGTAAAGGTCTTCGTTTGGATCATCTTTATACCCTAGCAAATCCCAACCTATCGCTTGCAGATAGAGTAGCACACAAAACAACATCTAGAGACACATCACCATATATTTCAAAGCCAACATCAGTGTATGTAGCTCAGAGTGCTATTGATGCATCATACTTTACAGGACTAGCAGATCTCTCAGCAGTCTTTGCTAGCGGCGTTACAGCTAATCAAATTCTTGATGAAACAACATACAACACACTACTAACAAGTTTTTCACCAAGTACTGTGAATGTATCTGCTACCTTTGTGCCTTCACAAATACAACACATGTCCAATCAGGGAAGTTGCGATGCTCTACCTCTAGAACCCTTCAACAACATGTTTGATTATGATGTGATGGACTATCGCAAAGTAGTTGATGTTACTCAATTTGAGGAAGGGTCAACATCAGGCATCAACACATTGTTTACCATTGAACAGACTCTTGCTCAACAAACGTACTTTAGTTATGCAATGGGAAATTATGGGTTTGATCTTGTGAGTTGGTATGTGTTGAAGGAGTGGCTGGAGTTGAGAGAGAAGCTGCTTGCAACACGTCGCTCTATAGAATTTAATGATCGCACCCAGTATCTGAGAATGTATCCTGAACCAACACCCAATCAACAATTCTTTGGAGTGCTTGCTTGTTATGTAGAAAAACCACTACGTGACATCATCAAAGAGCAATGGGTATTTCAACATGCTCTTGCTCGTGTGAAGACCATTGTGGGTAATGTTCGTGGAAAGATACCAGTACAAATGTTTGGTGGTCAGCAGTTCTCTACAGATCTAGGTGCGCAAGGATTGCAAGAATTGGAAAAGCTTGAACAACAGCTGTTCACCAATGCTGCAGGATTTGGTGATTCAGATCCATGTATTTTCTTAGTTGGTTGATAATCAATATGTTATGAGATATGCAGCAATCATATATGTAGCCATATTGGTAGGATGCACCACATACTCTGGAGTGCGGACCAAAATTGATCAACGCATTGAAGCTGCTGAACGCAAACTTGATGATGACGCAAAAGCATTCATAGCTACAGCAAGCAACATGCTAGCAAATGTAAATGCTACTCGTCGCGATCCTGCCTTGGATAAAGTCCTAGACATCATCAACAAGGGACAAATCATGATGGGTGCTAAGGTAGGTGATGGAGCAGAATACAAAGGTTTGGATGCAAAAGCTCTTGATGAAAAGATGCAGCAGATATTTGAAGATAATCAAAAACTGCTCAAGCGTGTGGATGAACTAGAATCCAAAAAAGAAGAGACAGTAGACAAGATTGTAACCAAAGACGTTGCAACACAGGCAGTTGAAGATTATAAATTCTGGGAACGATTCAAATTGTATTCCATCTTGATTGCAGCTGTTGCTGGAATGGTGACCACATTGATATACCTCCCACCATCTTTCATCAAAACAGCTTTAGGGTGGATAGGTGCATTGTTTGGTAAAAAGAAAGAAACATCCCCAAGCACAACTACTGATGCAACCTCCGCAAGACTCTAGATTCAAACAGGGCATATATCGTCCCAAACACCCAGAGAAGTTTATTGGTAAACATGCTGTGTATAGATCTTCTTTTGAGTTGAGGTTCATGCAATGGGCCGATCGCAACTCCAACGTGCTAGAGTGGGGTAGTGAGAATATTATCGTCCCATATATTAGTCCTGTAGATGGAAGAGCTCATAGATATTATGTTGACAATTTTGTGGTCATCCGTGAAGGTGAACGCATCAAACGATATCTTGTGGAGATAAAGCCGTTCAAACAAACTCAACCTCCACAACCATCAGCTCGTAAAAAGCGTACCACTGTGTTATATGAGCAAACTCAATGGGCCATCAATCAAGCTAAGTGGTTGGCAGCAAGAGATTACGCAAGAAAAAAATCTGCAGAGTTCATCATAATTACAGAAAAGGATCTGTTTCAAAACTAAATACTCAACAATCTGGAAAAATATTCTTCCACGACATAAATACTTGCATGTCGTTGAGACTCATTGTTGAAAAACCTGCGCCTGAAGAACAATTTGAGTATATTGTAGAAGAAAAAGATCGTAATTCACCTTCTTCTCTATTCGTCAAAGGCCCATATTTGTGGGCTGAAGGTGTCAATCGCAACAACAGGTTGTACCCATTGAGTGAAATGGTACGTGAAGTGGAGCGATACAAGAACGAGATGATCACTACATCACGTGCCATGGGAGAGTTAAATCACCCATCATCTGCAGATGTAGATCTTGAGCGCGCATGTCACATGGTGACCGAAATGACTCAAGATGGAAATGTGTTCATGGGCAAGAGCAAGGTGTTGACCACCCCGTGCGGGTTGATTGTACGTTCACTCATCAATGATGGTGTGCGTGTTGGAATGAGTTCCCGTGCTTTAGGACAACTTGAAGAGAGCGGTGGCAAGAACATTGTGAGAGACATGCGTTTGATTGCAATCGATTGTGTTGCTGATCCATCTTTTCCAAAAGCATTTGTGAATGGCATCTTGGAATCCAAACAATGGGTACTGGGTAGTGATGGTCAATTTGAAGAGCAGTATGAACGCTTTGAATCCGACATTGCAAATCTACCTCGTCATGACGTTGATGCGTATTTAAGAAATTTGGTGTTGGAATTCATTAATAAAATCAAATCAGCATAAATATCATCATGAGTGTCGACACAACCATTAAAAACTTTATTCGCTGCATTGCGGAAGAAAAATATGCGCAGGCACATAAATATCTGCAATTGGCGCTGACTGAAAAGTTCAAACAGAAAGTCCGCACCGCAATCAAATCACAAAGATTATTCTAATATATGAGCCAGGATATCGCAACACTCTTAAAAGAAGCAACCAAAGGACTCCTTTCCGAAGAGTCACTTGCAACCATCAAAGATTCATTTGAATCAGCTGTAACTGATCGCGTCACCATTCATGTTGAAAAAGCATTGACCGAGCAAGATGCAGAGTATACAGCAAAGCTCGAGCATCTACTTGAAGCAATTGACACTGACCATACTCGTAAATTGCATCGCGTGGTTGAAGCAATCGACAAGAACAACACTTCCAAGTTGCAAGCAGTAGTTCGCAAATATAGTGGAGCAATCACCGAGCAAGCTGGTAGCTTCAAAGATACATTGGTAGAGCAGATCAGCAACTACCTTGATGTATATCTCGAGAAGTCAGTTCCGCAAGCTTCCATCAATGAGGCAGTCAAGAACAAGAAGGCTCACATGGTTCTTGAAAATCTTCGCAAAGCTTTAGCAGTAGATGTGACACTCATGAAGGAGTCAGTCAAGGATGCAGTGCTTGATGGCAAGGCTCAAATCACTGAAGCAACAACTACAGCTAGCAAGTTGAAACAAGAAGTTGCTGCATTGAATGAGAAATTGATGCGTGCACAAGCAGATCTAGTGTTTGAACAGAAGACATCCACACTACCTGACACCAAGAAAGCATATGCACGTCGTGTGTTGCAAGGCAAGTCAGCACAATTCATCCTAGAAAACATCGATTACACTTTGAGCTTGTTCGACAAGAAAGAAGAAGAGCGTCTGGACATCCTCAAAGAAGAAGCTTTCGAAAAACGCGTGGTTCGCGAACAACGTGTGGTTGTTGAAGAATCCACACAACAAGAACCCGTTGCAACATCTGGCGCAGTGAATAATTACTTGTCAGAATTGAGCAAATACTAAAATTTCCCAATTTAGTTGAAGTACATTGTACTTGAATAACCAGGACTTTAAGTCCTTGAGGTCGAACAAAATCAAGAAAGGAAAAAACAAATCATGAATATCCGTCCTACACAGGCATATATCGATAAGTCCCGCGCACAAGCACTTCTAGAGAAGTGGAGTCCAGTATTGGATTACTCTTCCAAGAATGTATCGCCTCTTGAAGACGCACATACACGCCTCAACACCGCAATGCTTTTGGAAAACCAAGAGTCATGGTGCTTGCAGGAAGCCAACATCGCTGGTGGTACCGGTTCCGTTTTCGGTTCCGTTGACGCTGGTGCAGGTGGCGGTCGTATTGGCAACGCTGATAGCTATGCTACAGGCGATGCTCGTCTACCCAAGATTCTTATCCCAATGATTCGTCGTACTTTCCCTGAACTCATCACCAATGAAATCGTTGGTGTACAGCCAATGAGCGGTCCTGTTGGACTCGCTTTTGCTCTTCGTTACAAGTATGGTCAGTCCAGCCTTGGAACAGGTGGAGCAGACGGTGGCGTGGGTGGATCAACTGGTCACTACCAGATCAACCCATCCTACGGATCCGGCAACGGTCAGAACGAACTAGGTTATCAACACCTAGACACACGTTTCACCGGTACATCATCAGCCGAACTCTCCGGTAACGCAGAGTGGGCTTTCGCTGATCAAGATCGCGGCGTTGCAGAAATTCTCAAGAATTTCGAAATCAACTCCAACATCCCAACAGTAGAAGTCAGCTTCGAGAAGACAGCCGTTGAGGCTGGAACTCGTCGCCTCGGTGCCCGCTGGTCCGTTGAGCTCGAGCAGGATTTGAAGAACATGAACGGCATCGACATCGACGCTGAGATCACAAACGCCATGGCGTATGAGATCCAAGCTGAGATCGACCGTGAAATGATCGTCCGTATGATCCACACAGCCCTTAACGCAGGTCAAGGTGCTGGGTATTCTGTATGGAGTCCCGCTTCAGCCGATGGTCGTTGGTTGGTAGAGCGTAATCGTGATTTCTATCAACGTCTCATCATTGAGGCTAATCGTATTGCCGTTCGCAATCGCCGTGGTGCAGCCAACTTCATCGTTGCTACTCCCAAGGTTTGCGCAATCCTCGAAATGCTACCCGAATTCCAATGGGTACCAGTTCAGGGCAACGTCAACACACAGCCCGTTGGTGTGGCCAAGGTAGGAAATCTTGGTGGACGTTTCAACGTTTACCGCGATACACGTACCGAAGTCCAGAATTCATCCCAGTACCCAGCAGGTCAAGGTTACACACCTAGCCGCACAACCGCAATGGAATATGCATTGCTCGGATACAAAGGACCAGAATTCTACGACACAGGTATCATCTACTGCCCATACATTCCAGTGATGGTTCAGAGAACAATTGGTCCTAACGATTTTGCTCCGAGGGTTGGATTGCTCACACGTTATGGTGTAGTAGACAACATCTTCGGTGCTAATTTGTACTACCACGTTATTCTCGTCAAGGGATTGGGCCAGGCATTTACGCCCGGCAATTCGAACGTGTACTTTTAGTCCGTACTAAAAGCATCAATTTTACCGTGGAGTGCTCGTCACTCCACGGTATTTTTTTTTTTTGTCTCATTAAGCTCACCGCAACATTCTCATAATTTTGCGTATCTCGTTGAGCTTAAATATTATATATGCCAGGACTTTTTACAAATATTAATGGACTAGGTATCTTCAACGATAACACAAAAAACGGGGGATCTGTAGCTAATGGTATTTTTAACGACAGCTCCATCAATACTGGTATTGTAGATAAAGGAGTTTTTCAGGGTGCATCTAAAAACCAAGGCACAGCAGACACAGCGTATGTTGGACCCAACGCTACCAACGAAGGCATCATAAACAACCCACTATCTGACAACAATGTCAACAAAATTACATATCCAACCGGAGAATATGTATGGATAGATATCGTACCAGGTGATGGCACACTGTTGTGGGGTCGATTTAATTATCTTGACTCCTACCAAGCAAACAATAGTTACACACTACCACAAGTATCATTCATACAAATTGCTGAGCTAGAACATGCTTATTGGGGATTAGGTCGTACGTTTCCAGTAGGTATTGCAAATCAACCTCCTTTAGAAGCAGTGTGTAAATATAAATCCAATGGTACTGGTAGCTACTATATTGAGTGGCCAGAAGCAATGGATAGCTTGTGGACTCGTACAATCTACTTGGAACGATATGTAGCTGATTCTAGCTATACTTTACCGCCTGCTGTTTTTGTACAAATTGCTGAGCTAGAACATGCTTATTGGGGTCTAGGCGCAGGTTACCCTGCAGGTATTGCAAATCAACCTCCTTTAGCAGCAGTGTGTAGGTTTTATGCAGGCGGAGCACGGGGGAGCCTAGGTATAATAGAAGATGGTAATGGCAGTTATATAAAAGAGTGGCCAGAAGCGATGACATCGCTATGGAGTAAAATACGGTATCAAGAGAGGCATCAAGCTGACCCAAGCTACACATTACCACCTGCAGCGTTTGTACAAATTCCCGAGCTTGGTAGCGTGTATTGGGGCATTTCTCTAGATCAAGGTGTTGCCAATCAACCCCCGCGGGATGCAGTGTGTACGTTTTATGCAGGCGGAGCAAGTAATAATTATGGGATAGTTGAAGAAGGTAATGG